GTAGTGCTTAATGTATAGGCGCGCGTATATCTCACGCCATGCCTGCGATGATGCTTCCTGCTTTTTCATTGGGGAAATTGTATTTTTTTTCTATACGTTTGATTTCAAGATAGGCCTCTGGAGCGTATTTCGCTTTAACAAATATGGACAGTTCCTTTCGCTTTTCGTTGTCTGGCAGCGGTTTTCGGCCTCTTGTTTTCTTTTCCATGCTAATTTTTTTAGTTATGAATATTGCGAAGGTAATAAAAAAAGAATAAAAATAATTTTTTTTATTCCCTATAATGGTGGATATTGCACACTGTTCAGCCAGTTGTCGTAAGTGGGAATGAATACCACCTCGGGTAACGTGTCAGGAATCCTGATAGATATCGGTTCGAATCCGATACTGGCTGCAAACCAAAAACCAAACAACATGAAGTAATGGCGCTCCACACCGCCGGCAGCAGCGATGAGCTGTCGCTGGCCTTTACCTGAGCCCAGCGGCTCAGGCTGGCGATCCTGATCTACACCACCACGGAACCATGTTTGAGATCGACAAGGGCGACAGCTATGAATGGACGGTCACGCTCGGCGAGCCGTCCAACCGCACCAACAAGGCCGAGACCTTCACCGGCCGTTTCCGGCGCCTGAGCCAGCCGCGCATCGATGAGATCAACGAGGCCATCCGCCAGCGGATGATCGCCTCCACGGCCGGCGAGCCGGTGGACGGGATGATCGATGACATGCAGCTGGCCGATGAGATCCTGACCGGCTGGAGCGGCATCACCAGCGGCGGCCAGCCGGTGGAGTTCAGCGAAGGCCTTAAGCAGGAGCTGATCGCCAGGGCGTCGTTTGCCGCGGCGATTGTTGAGGCCTGGAATGAATCCATCATTGGTGGGCGAAAAAAAACCTCGCGGATGCCGCAAGGCATCTCCTGAGCGGTGGCGCTGGGGATGAGCTGGCAGCTGCGGCAGCGGACTGGGGCATCGAGTTGCCAGAGGAGGAGATCGGCCCCAGGGCGTTCCTGGTATGGCCTGAGAACGCCGAAGCGGTGAGCATGTTCTGCAGGCTGCAGACTCAATGGCGCACCGGCCCGCGCGGTCCGATCGGGCTGGACTATGGCGCCGCGCAATGGCTCTTTAGCCTGTGCGAAGTGACCCAGCCGCTGGCGCTGCTCGAGGACATCCAGACCATGGAAGGCGCCTACCTGACGGAGCTGCACAGCTGATGGCCACAAGCATGGATGCCATCCTGAAGATCACGACGCGAGGCGATGCGTCTGGGCTGAATAGCGTTGCCCAAGGCCTTAACCGCATCACGTCTGGCGCTCAACAAAGCCGCCAAGCGATTGACCGGCTGACCGCTGGCTTGAGCTCTGCTACGGCTGGGTTTGGTGTTGGCCTGTTAGGCAAAAGTTTTCTTGACGCGGGCATTGCCGCAGACATGAATACCCGAAGGGTGCAGGCGTTGGCTGGCGCCTATGGTGAAATCAAACAAGTTGGTGATGTAGCAAGCCAGGCAGCTAAGCAATTTGGCCTCAGTACGGTTGACGCAAGCAATGCTGTCGCCGATCTATACGGGCGATTGAGACCTACGGGAATTACTTTATCGGAAATTCAAACCATATTCTTTGGGGTAAATAAGGCTGCAATGACGCTTGGAATGTCAACACTTGACGTAAGTGAAACCATGCGACAGCTTTCCCAGGCGCTCGGCTCTGGCAAGCTCCAGGGCGATGAGCTGCGTTCAATTATGGAGAGAATGCCAGCTGTTGGCCAGGCCGTTGCCAAGGTGATGGGAGTGACGGTTGGCGAGATCAAAGGGCTGGGAGCGGCAGGAGCCATTACAACCGAAGTTCTAATAAAAGCAGCGGCTGAGCTGAATAAGCTTGTGCCGCCACCGCCAACGGCTATGCAACGTTTTACGGCAGCAATTGAAGATTTAAGAACTGAAATTGGAATTCAATTGCTTCCAATTATTACTCCTTTTGTTGAAGGGTTGACAAGGGCTTTAAAAGCAGCATCTGACTTGCCTGGCCCGCTTAAGGCAGCAGCAGTGGCTTTTGGCACGTTTGGCGTTGGCATTCTTGCGGCGGCCACTGCTATGCAAGCTCTTTCGTTTGCAAGCGCCACATTTGCGGCTATCAAAGGCGGTCCGGTTATGGCCATTCTTGCCGGAGGCGTTGGCGCAGGGCTCGGCGCTTTGGCAATGGCTGACGCTATCCGAAAAGCAAAGCAGGCTCAGGAAGAATTGAACACGGCAACAACGCAGGGTGGGACTGCGGCGGCTCAAGCCGCCGACGAAGAAAGAAAGAAAAGTCTTGCCATTGCCGAAGCCGCCGAAAAGGCGGCAAAAATAAAGCAACAACAGGAAGCATTCAACGCTGCCATTGACCAGAGCAACGCCAAGTACAAACTGCTTGCGGCAACAATTGACGCCACGTCTCAAACCATTCAGCAAGTGGGCAGCCTCAGAGATGCCGAACTTAACGCAAATGTTGCAATCAACAACGCGGCAAAATCAATCCTTGAATACAAGCTCGGCCAAGCCACGACGGACAGGCAAAGGATTCCCATCCTGCTGGAGATAAAGCAGATTGAGCTTGAAAACGCCAGGTTGCAAAAAGAGGCGCTGGACGACCAGATCAATCAAGAGACTGAGATCATAAACCTTAAGCGGCAGAAAGCATGGCAGGAGCTTCGCAGCGCGCAAGCTGCGCTGGCAACGGCTGCTGCTTACGGACAAAAAACCGACAAGCTCCAAGAGCAAGTGAACCTGATGAAGGTGGCAGCCAACTCGGCGGACACCGAGTACAAGTTCCAGCAGCAAATCAGCGTGCAAAAGTCGCGTGGCGCCCAAGCCGCTTACGACGCCCAACGGCAGGTGATCGGGTTCGGCATCAATGAACTTCAACGCCAAGCCGCCAACCTGCCCACCGGCCGATTCATGAATGGCGCCCCCGTCCGGAGCGATGGCCGAACCGGGATGCTGGTGAATGGCGTCCTGACCTATGCCGGCGGCGGCTACACCGGCAACGCCCCGCGCAGCGGCGGCATCGACGGCCAGGGCGGCTTCATGGCGATGCTGCACCCCCGGGAAACCGTGATCGATCATGCGCGGACCGGCGCCGGTGGTGGTGTCCCCAACATCACGATCAAAACCGGCGAGGTGCTGCAGATGCCGGATGGCAGCCAATGGGTCTCCATGGCTGACCTCGAGCAGGCCATGCAGGCCACCGCGGCTGGTGTGCTCGGCCAGCTGCGCAGTCCCGCCGGGCGCGTCGCCCTGGGAGGTGCCTGATGGCCACGGGACAGGCGGCGTTCGTTTCGCTGGGTGATGGGTTCGGCACCACCTTTGCGCGGTGGCAGAGCTACTGGATCGATCAGATCGTGACCTGGGATAGCCAATCCTGGACCTATCAGCAACTCGATTGGGCAGGCGTCACCAGCGGCCAAGCCACGGGCGAGCAGGCCACTCTCACGCTCCCGGCGGTGCCATCGGTGCTGGGCATGACCGAGACGGCTCTGGCGGGCCCGTGGGTGGCAACGCTGAGCGTGCTGCAGTTCGATGAGTCGGCAGCCAGCAGCGGTCCGCCGGCCGCCTACGTGCTGGCGGCTTCCTGCGTGGGCGAGGTGATCGGCGCATCGGCCACGCTCACACAGATCACCTGGAAGCTCGGCTCCGCGCTGTCGCCGGTGGGTGCGCAGTTTCCGCCGCGCACGGCGATCACGCCGCTAATTGGGGTGCCCTGCAGGTTATGAAATACCTGGACGCCAGCAAGCCATGGGATCCCCGGGCCAATCCGCAGCGCTCGGCCATTGATACGCGATCGCTTGAGCAGATCTATGGCGTTGCGGCCGCCAGCAGCGGCAAGCTCCCCCCGCCAGCCAACGCAGCCGCGGCGGCCGGGAACTCGCCGCTGAATGTGCCCCAGGCCGCCATGGTGGTGGGTGAGCCGATCCCCGTGATCTGGGGCCGCAGGCGCGGCACCGTGGGCGGCGTGTTGGTGTTCCCCCGGGCAACCGAAGCCCGCTTCGAGAACACCTCGACCACGGTCAGCAGCCGTTACCACATGGTGATCGGCGAAGGCCGAATCCCCGATATTCAACGCAAAGATGTGCGGCTGGGTGAATGCCGGATCGGCACCTACAGCCAGAACTACAACCAGCGCGCCGGAACATTCACCCCCGGCAACTTCGCCACCGCGCAGACCGGCTACACCGTCCCGACCTTCCCCAACTTCACCGGCGGCGGCGGCAACTACCAAGGGCTGAGCACCTTCGAGGCTGGCGCCACCTTCACCGGTGGGTCCGACGATTGGCGCACTGGGTGGAACATCTTCCTGCGCGGTGGCACGGTCGTGGAGCGCGGGCGGCTGCTCGACTCCACAGTTGATTCCAGCGACAACATCGCCGACCTGGTGCTCTGGGCCCTGCAGCGCAGCGGCCGGGTGCCTGACGCCCTGATTGATCTGACCAGCCTGACCGCTGCAGCCAGGTTTACCGAAGCCGTTGGGCTGTGGTGCAATGGCGAGTTCAACGCCTCCGGGAACCTGGGCGATTGGCTGATTCGGATCCTGCCGGACTTCCTGCTTCGCGAGACCAAGGTGGGCGGCAAGTTTGGCCTGCGTCCGTTGTTGCCAGTGAACAGCGACGGCACGATCAACACCGGAGCGATCGCTCCGGAATGGGTGCTCACCGAAGCGGCGATCATCCCCGACAGCTACAGCGTTGATTACAGCGAAGCCGCCAGCCGACGGCCGGTGGCGATGGCCATGCTCTGGCGCCAGCAGCAGGATGACACCGACGTGCCGATTCCCCGCACGCTGAGCGTTGGCGATCTCAATGCCAGCGGCCCAACCGAGCAGCACGACCTCAGCCAGTTCGCCACCAGCGAGAACCACGCCGCCAAGGTCGGCGCCTATCTCTACTCGAGGCGGACCCTGAGCACTCACACCGCCACGGTCCGCCTGAAGCCGGGCAATCAGACCGGCACGATTGCCGAAGGCGACGTGGTGCAGCTCTACCTCCAGGTGGAGACCAGCCGCGAACCGGCATCGGTGATCAATCGCTTCTATGTGGTGGAGTCCATCAGCCATGCGCTCACCGGGGAGGAGACCCTGCAGCTCTCTCACTTCCCGGTCAACTCCAGCGGCCAATCCTTGATTGCCTTGGCGGTTGCCGGGGCCACGGCGCCCGGCGTGATCCTGGCCAGCAATCGCACCGGCAGCAGCTGCGACCTGGCCGGGGCATCCACCAGCACAACGGTGCCGAGCAAGAGCACCAGCGGGACGCCGATCAGCCAGCAGACCACGGGCGGCAGCAATTCCTCCAGCTACTGGGCGGCGACCGGGCAGTTCCTCGGCCTGTTTGGCGATGGCTCCTCCAGCGATTCCCCGCCCAAGCCGGGCGGCGGCGGCAGCGCTAGGGGAAGCGCTGGCAACCCGTATGGGGCGCTGCCGGTGGCAGGTGGCAGTGGGACGAATGCCGCAGGCGGCGACGCAAGGTGCCCTTATGGTTATGCTCCGTTTGATCCTGATGCCTTTGCTTACTACAGAATCATCATCAATGGGGGGTCTCCTGGAGGCTGGCGCCCGACTGCCACCGATTACCCAATTGCCAAGACCTACAGTTCGCTTATAACACCCGAATTAACATCTTGGCCCGGCACGATTAAATTCTGCACAAACCCGAGCAACGCCATAGGAGGCAGTCTAGTAGATTATACTTATAAAAACAAACAAACCGGAGCAGTTTCACTCAACTCGTGGAGTGGGGTTACCGGAGCAGTTGGAGGCAGCAGCCCATGCGTAACTGGCCCTGCCATAACTTATGAATTTGCCAACAGCTCCTCTGCTACCACTGCTCTTGCAAAGTGGTCAGGCAGCGGAAATATTGATACGACTTTGCAAACAGGCTATACGTGCAAGACAGCAGACGGATCAGCTGGTACGCCGGTAATCGCAAATCTGCGGACAGTCGTAAAGGGGGACACTCTTTGGGATCTTGCGCAAGCCGTTTATGGCGATCCCACGCGCTGGCCTGAAATTTACGCTGCCAACACGGCCATCATCGGCAGCGATCCTGATTTGATCTTCCCGGGCCAAGTGTTGCGGATCCCCTAATGGCCACCTTCCCTTCCTTGACTCCATCGGCTGCGCCCATCGCCCCCGGCGCCTGGCCCGTCTCGGCCATTGGCAGCTTGAACGGCTCGGAGTCGAGCATCCGGCAGGGTTCAGCCGAAATCGGCCGGCGGCTGCGGCTGACCTTCACCAACATCACCGAGAGCGACTTTCTGACACTTCTGGCTCATTACCGGGGCCAGCGATCGGGATTTGATGCCTTCGGGTTCGACATTACCACCCTGGCCGCTGATCGCACCCCAGCCGGCTACGCCTGGCTTTACGCCAGCCGGCCCCAGGTGGTCGATGAGCACCTCGACTGCTTCACGGTGCAATGTGAGTTCAAGGCGGAGCCGCGCGGGCTGGTGGTGGCAGCTGGAGAGCGTTGGCGGACTGGGGTAACCACGCTGACGGCGGGAACCAGGGTCGGTGGGGTTGTTTACGGGATGCCGGCCGCATGGGTGACCAGTGCAACAACGCTTGCTTCGGGAGCTCGCAGCAATGGCGCTGGTTCCAATGGTGTGCAGTGGGCAACCACTTCAACGGTATTTGCTAGGAGTACTTGGACGCCGGCAGCGCTTACTACGTCTCTGTGGCTGGACTTTGCGGACACATCGACAATTACGCTGTCGGGCAGTTCAATAACACAAATTGATGACAAGTCAGGCAATGGTCGCAATGCCACTCAATCAACCACTGGCAAGCGACCCACAACGGGATCACTCAACGGAAATAACTGCATGGTTTCAACATCAACTCAGTATCTGGCCTTGGCAAATTCACTCACCTCAGTTCGCGCTTATGCAAGCGTGGTTCAATTTACTACAACAGCGGCAGAGCAATGGATCGTGGGCGATTCAACTTCTTATGATTTCCATGCGCCAGCAACCGCAAACAATGAATCTGCCAATTACAACGCCGGAGGCCTTATCGGAACTACTGCGTCAAATTCGGTTAGAAATGGATCCGGTTGGATCAACGGAACAAGTGTAGCGCCACCGTCAATGATTCGAAACATTAATGTTTCTTTATACATATTTAACACAACCGCTTCGGTATCAATAAGTCAATTTTCCGCAGACAGATCAAACACATATAGAAATGCTGGCATTGTCGGAAATATCTGCGAAATTATTGCTTTACCCAATGCTCTATCGGATTCTGACAGGCAAAAACTAGAAGGCTATTTGGCCTACAAGTGGGGATTTACATCAAGCCTTCCAAACGATCACCCCTACAAATCAACGCCTCCGGCTCCTTGACGGCGGCCTTTTTTCAGCATCCCTAGCCTGAGCTCAGGACTGGGATCGCTATGGCCTCCATCGTTTACGACAGCTTCCTGGCCGACGTGTTTGCCGGCACGTGCACCACGGCCAGCACATACAAAGCGATGCTGGTCACATCGG